TTTACAAGAGAGAGCCGCGCCAATGTACGAGTACGAATTGGACGCCGCATAGTTCAGATAAGCGCAGAAAAGACCGACCAAAAGGTCAATGTACCAGGCGCCGCCGACAGACGCATAATTGACCTGGCTGTTATTGTACCACATGCCGTCAGCCTCATAAGTGCTGCTCGAACCGCTTGCAGTAACAGGCAGCCGTCCGAATGCTTCCGTCTTCATGCTGCTGATGTAGCCTCCGGAGCTGCCAGCCGGAGTAGCATTTGCGATCGTCTTATAACCGTTTCCGTCTGTGTTGTAGTCGGTTGCAGTAGAACCATCGTGAGTACCACGAGTCAGCTTGACCTTCTGAGTTCCATTGGCATTGATCCAGCCAGCAGTACGACGCCACAGGTTACCCCAGACATTCTCCATACCGAAGACCTTCACACCGGAAGTCTTGTCATTAGAACCCCAGAACATACCCTTGGAGTTCATCGTACCAGGAGCAATACTATTGGAACTATTGCACCGTCCATAGCCGAATGCAGTCTGGCACTCAGTAGAACGAGCCATCATAACCAGCAAATCCTGGAGCAACAGTCTGTCAGCCAGCACCTCGGTATACCAGTCATTGCCGTTTGCCTTTGCATAGGCGATTTCGTTAGCCGCCGTGGTGTTTATGCTGTTAGCTGCACCGCTGATAGAACGCAGCTTACCGGAAACCAGAGAACCGAAATAGATGGGGGTATAGAAATGATCGATCTGGTTGTTATTGCGGTCATAGTTACACCAGCAATCCCAAGTATCGTCCTGAGGAGTATCGGAGCAGCGGAAATGATAAACACCGTCCGACTCCCATCGCTTCGTGTAGATCTTCGGCCATTCCATCATGGCGTTGCCGCCAAAGGAAGAGTCTGCAATCTTGGAAGTAGAACCGTCGACCTTCTTGGTATAGTCGTTAGGATTGAGATAGTGATCGACAACGCCTGCATAAGTCAGCATACAAGGACGAGGCATGAACTTTTCACCAGGATCAAACGCCCAACCACCATAATTGAACTTACCGGTGCTGAAATTCATAGCTGCCGGAGTAAATGCCGCATTATCCACATCAGAAGGATAAGTTACTCGTCCGGTAGGGCTGGAAGTCGCTTTCACCAGATCGTAACCAAACAGATAATCTCTCTTCTTCGGGATAACACTGGTTCGGTTCGCCTCGCTGCGATTATAGGCACCGGTACTGGTGTAAGGGAATGCGGAATAGTAATATACCACACCGACCGTCACATTAGTATCCGTATAAGTGCCGTTTGCAGTGATGTTCTTGAACAGTTCGCCCTCCGTTTCACTGGTCGGATAACCAGTAGTGCTCCTGCGGATAACCGCACCGGCAACGCTACTCGGAAGCTTCGCCGTGATCTCAACCTTGACAGTGTCAGATGCCGAGACATATACCGACTTAGCGGAAAACTCCTTCATCGGCTCCGGTTCGTTTACTACAGCGCGATTAGACTTGTTTCGGTTGTACACGCCCTGTGTGGTATAAGGAAAAGCTGCATAGTAGTAGGTTCCGGTAGATGACAGCCCAAAATCCATAAAAGTTGTGGATTCCTTAATATCAGCGACAAGATCGCCGTCAAATTCGTCCTTCGGATAATCCGTCGTTTTCCTTCGGATAATCGCACCTTTCACGGTGCAGAGTGTCTGTTCATTTATTACTGTGTCATTAGGAAGTGTAGCTGTGATTAAAACATAATACTGTCCTTGAGGCATACCGCCATGCGCAGTAAATGTCAGCATATTGGACGGCTCAATGCCGCCGAAAAAGTGTCGGTTTTTACCGAAAATCAGATCTTCTTCTGCCATTTTGATTGTTCTCCTTTCGCTTTAAGAATAAGTTACAACGGTGCTGATAAGCTTGCCGTCGGAGTCAAAAGTCTTAACGGCTCTCGCCACTTCTGCTCCCGCTGCACTTTTCAGCACATTTGTCATTGTCAGGAATCCGTCAGAGAAAGTCTTCGTCAAAGTTCTGCCGTCACTTGCAGTAGAAGTGATAACCGTACCGTCGTCCGAAAACTCTTTGGTTCCGTCTTCGAAGCCAACCAGCAAAATCCGTTTGACTTCTTCCTTGTCGATCTCAAGTTGTAGATTACCGGCGACATCGCCGCTGAGCTGGTCTTTCATCTGGTTATACCAGGCAAGAAAATCAGCCTGTTCAGATGCGATCCACTGGTCAAGAACGGTCTGCTCCTGTTGGAGGTCCGCTTTCATTTTATTGAACCAAGCCGTGAAATCGCTTTCCTCCTGAGCAATCCAGTCATCGACTTCCTGAGATCGTGCATCGGTAAACCGATCAAGCTCATCCTGCCATTTGCCAAGCAGCTCGTCCAAACTGATCGTCTGAAGAATGCCAGTTACAAATGGAGTAGACTCTGTGCCGACCATAGGGGTAATGTCAGCTTGGTTAATGACCGCAGTGCCGTATTTTCTGTAAATATAACAGAGAGGGTACTGATGGACATTTCCCTCGTTCGTCAAAGTCGGTCTCGACGGTGCACTGGATGGATTACCCTTGACAAATTTGATGGTGTTCTCACGAACTGACTCCATTCCGTTTACTTCCAGAACCACGGCATCGATACGATCAAGAAGCACCTCTGCTTCCGGGGCAGTCATCGGCAGGATACTGTCATTGACCGTCCATGTATGGTCAAACCAGGCTTTGCCGATACCGACATTCACGGTAAGACCGCCTGCCGCCTTCACAGCAAAAGCGGTTCCGATAGAAGCAAATATACCATCGATGATGAGTCCATCAAAGATAGCTGACATCTGTGCAGCATTGTATTTGCGGTCACCGTTAAGTGAATTGAAAAATCCGCTTGATACGCTCATTCAGTTTCTCCCTCCTTACTTTGAAATAGTTTTGAAGGTCGGATAAATTGACAATCCTTCCTCACTGTTTGAGATGACCAGTTCCGAAATGTAAGCTGATCCCTCATTGCCATATTCATTGGCGATTTGAACGATGTCTCCGATAAAGAAGTCCTCGCCGTATTTGAAAAGTCGAGTAACTTCAACTTCTCCTTCGAATGCAGTGGTTACAATATGGTCTGCCAGATTCTTCAAGCCTTTTGTCCGAAGCTGCGCCATATATTCTGCATCGGAAAGAGTCCCGTCCTCAGTATCGGATGAGATGTCACGAGCATCTGTGAAAAGCTCACGCCGGTCAAGTCCGGAGGCTGAGCCAACGATAGCAGTTCGCCTTGCTGCCCCTTCACCTTCTCCTGCGACCAGAGTCACATTTCGAAAACTCGCTCTGGATGAATAATAGTTGCTGTTGATGATGTTCTCAAAGTTTGGAGAGAAAACAACATACGGATTTTCTGTCTGCTCATAAGAGCGATCAACGCCGGCATACAGACTGAATGCAAACTTGTTTTCATCTGTCAGTACGATCTTGAACCCTATATTGTTCTCCTCACAAAGTCCTTTGACGACATCGTACAGGCAGTCACCTGTGTATTGGTTGTCGATTTTCAGACTTGTGATTTTAGGGTCGGCAGAAGGCACGAACACAAAGTTGGAAATCTTTCGATCGGCAATAGACGGTGAAATGATGCACTCATTCAACATCGTCTGGATGCCATTTTGAAGATTTCCATTAAAGATTCGCTGTCCCCAGATGATGCGGCGTTCAAGAATAGACTCCAACGATCTGCCTGTGACAATAAGATGATTTCCTTCTTCTGTGTCGGCATTGATCTTGATGTCCTCGATAATCATACAGTGCTCCGAATCCTTCAGCCACAGATAGTAATCCTCTTTCAAATACTGCAAGAGTTGTGTATCCATAGCGAAGAATATCTCGAAATCTCCATACGAATTATACCGGTCAGTCCATATCATGGATTCATAAGTGTCTATGACGGCTATGGACTCGAAATCGGTGTTTAAGACCAAAAGTTCCATAGTTATACCCCCTCATAGATGACTTTGTTTTCGATTCTGAACTGAAGATTGGTAACGCCGCTGTCAGCAGTAAACGCAAAGATGTTGTCACCTTTTGCCAGTGTGAACCAGTCGGTATTCTTATCCAAGCAGTTCAGGATATTATACGAAACGCCTTCACGAATCAGAGTAATGCTCTTATCGCCCTTTGAGGTGTTGATAATGATATCGTCACTTGCAACGATGCCTTTTCCCGTAAGCTTTTGAAGCTTCACGGTATCAATCTTCATGACTTCTCTGGTTTCCGTATTGTAAATATTGATATTACTTGCCGGCCCGATTGCATGAATATAGATCGTTACTCCAATTTCAGCATCGCCATAGTAAGTGATGACACCCTCCGTCTTGATTTGGATTTCACCAAATACAAGCAGCGGTTCCGTCAGGGACTCGTTTGAGAACGGAAACTCGAACATCGGGTCAATACTGTAGAAATCCGTTACATTATTTCCATCCTCACCGGCTGAATAGAAGAACGGGTCAGGGCAAATAATCGAGATCGATGTCCCTTCCTGCGAGCTGAAAATATTTGGTTCGTTCGATTCCACATAACCGTTTGTTCGTACATATCGGTTATCGGTTGCAATGATGATCTCAACATTTTTCTTTGCCGGAAAGTATTTGTAGGATTTCTGTCGTACATCCTCGATCGTTTCTCCATAGACTGTGTCAACGAATACGATTTGGAAAACGATGTTTCGCTGACTCAATCTGGCAGAGTTAAACATAGAGCCGTCATTAGTGACGACTTCCGTTGTATTGACAGTTGCTTTGACCGGACCTAAGCCGGTTACAGACTTGATGAGGAAGCCCGAAACCTCAGGCTCCCTCAAGTCAAGTTTGATCCTATCACCTAAGTAATTGGTGATAGCGAATGAATGAATCATGTTTCCACCAATCCTTTCAACGCCGAGAACTGATTCTTCGTCTGACGATAAATGTCAATCCTCGACAGTGCCTTAGGCGAATAGTTGTTTTGTGTGAAATTGTAGTTGTTTCCAGAGGTAGGTGTAGTACCGCCATTTTGAACGACACTGGCACCCTCACGCTCCATACCGGCGCTGATCTTCATCGCCTGATTTCGACTCAAAAGTGCCGACAACCTGCCCGCACCCTCCGTTACATCAGACAGATCAAGCAGCGGGCGAATCGTCGGCTGAGAGTCAATTCCGTTTTCGATGAAGTCACCGATCTTGGAAACTGCATTGCGGAGCCCTTCTTTAGCCGACTTTGCAACAGAGGCACCGGCGTCATAGGACTTATCAGTATAGTCGATCAAAGAATTGACAAAGCCCATACCAAAGAACCCACCAATTCGATAGCCAACTTTGGACGGAGAGTTGATATCAAGCTCAGCTTCCGCAGCCTGTGCAGCAGCTCTTGCCATTGCTCTGGCTCGTGCTTCCGCATACCAGGTGTACTCATCAATGCCTTTAGCAAAGCCCTCAACAAGATACTTACTGGCGTTATAGAAATCGGTGTACTTATTTCGGATTGCTGTCAGGCAACCGGACACAATAGTGACAAATGCCGACCGAGCCGACGCGTCTCCGGTACGAATGCCGGAGATAAAGTTGGTCATCATTGTCTGCCCCATGATTGTGAACTGGCTGTACTTGCTTGTAAAAGCAGTAACAATGCCGTTAATCATGGTGGTGAAAGTGCTGGTCAGATTTCCTTGCTGTGCTTTGGCAGCATTGATGAATGTGGTAACCATCGTATTTGCGGCTGTGCTTACACGAGAGTTGGCATTCGTAAAAGCATTGATAAAGCCATCAATGCCCGCATTGCCCAAATTCGTAAGATTCTGAGCAAAGGTAGACATTCCACTTGTATCAACACTCTTAATGCCGTTTGCCAAATCCACAAGATTTCTGAACTCGACAACCACACCACTCAACTTAGCCACATCCACTCCGCTGACACTGTTGTAGTACGCAGCGAAAGACTGACCAAAAGATACCAACTGCTCACCGAAGCTTGCAATATCGTTATCACCTGTAAACCAGGATACGATACCTCCGCTATTCGGCAGATTGTTTGAAAGTTCAACCAGAGCTTTAGCCGCATTTGCAGAGTTTGTGACGACAGATGCGTCCAACCCCGTTACAGCCAAAGAATAGTTCTTCATTGCAGTACCAAATGGAACGAGTTGCTCACCAAAGGTTTCAAGATCGTTGTCTCCCGTGAACCAGGATACAACCCCGCCCGTATTCGGCACCGTATTCGCAAGTTCAAGCAAAGCCTGACCTGCGGTAACGCTATTTTGAATGACATCAGCTTTTAGTCCGGAAACAGCATCGGAGAAATTCTTCATTGCTCTACCGAAAGGAACAAGCTGTTCACCAAAGTCATCCATATCGTTTTCGCCCGCAAAGAAGCCGACAACACCGCCACTATTTGGAACGGTGCTTGCCATTTCTGCAAGTGCCTTACCAGCGGTAGCTGCTTCAGTAATAACACTGGCGTCAATTCCGGCGACTTCGTTTGCAAAGTTACGCATGGCACGGCCAAATGGAATAAGCTGTTCACCGAAGGCATTCATATCGTTCTCTCCGGCAAAGAAACCAACGACACCGCCAGTATTAGGAAGTGTATCAGCCATCTCCGCAAGAGTCTTACCTGCGATTGCAGCATTGGAAACTGCTTCTCCATCAATACCGCTGATTTCATCAGAGAATTGCTTCATAGCTTTTCCAAACGGAACCATCTCTTCAGCAAAGCCGGAAAGTGAGCTTCCGCCGGTAAACCACGAGGTCAATCCATCCAAAATATTTGCGGCAGTCAGGATAAGAATCGTTTCTGCAAGAGCCTTAACGCCATCCAACATAGCCGGGTCTATAGAAGCAGCGCCGTCAAGGAACGGCTGAACATTGGTCATAAATCTGGAAAGATCGGAGCCAATTTGAGGGAATTGACTGGATACGCCGCTCATAAAGCCGCCGACAATACCGCCAACAAACTTGCCGATTGCCGTGCCAATTCCCTGAAGTAGATTTCCGCCTTCATTGATAAGCCAGTTCAAGCCCGGAATTTGTGCCAGGGCACCAACAGCAGCGAGCACAAGAGCAAGTTCAGCGATGACGGCACCCATACCGAGAACACCCAGCATTGCACCGGGAACCAGAGCAGCCACTGCACTCAAAGCCGCCATAATCGCTGCAAGCAGACCGATGCCGACAATTCCCTGAAGAAGTGTCTCGGTATCAATACCTTTAAGCGCATCCACAATGCCTGAGAAGAACGCCATCAGTACATCTACCGCAGCCTGAATCAGACCGGGGAGATTTTTGGCGACGCCCTCAAGTACAGCAATAAGGAATTGGAAAATAGAATCGACGATAGACGGGGTGTATTCTACCAACGCTTCAAGAACACCTGCGATAAGCTTCAGTGCTCCGTCAGCAATAGCGGGAACGCACTCAACAAGTACATCCACCAGCATAAGGACAACTGCCTTGACTGCTTCACCAATGGCTCCTGCACTATCAGCGATAACTTTGCAGAATTCGACAATTGCCTCACCGATCTTAGCCACGATAGCAGGAATGAGTGCTGCAACACCTGTAATAATAACAGTCAAGGAAGCAACAATGGCTGTGGCACCGGCAGTTCCAGCAGCCGCAAGAGCCGTCAAACCTACTGCCAAAGCAGACAAACCAGCACCAGCCAAAGCGAGTCCGGCACCAATACCGACAACTGCTACCCCGATTAGTGCCAGCGAGCCACTCAAAGCGAGAATGGAAGGAACCAACGGAGTCAATACAGCACCTGCAACACCGAGGATAGCAAATGCACCTGCCAGGGTAACGAGACCTTTCACGATGGAACTCCAACTCATGGCGCCGAGAATAGCCAGTACCGGAGTAAGCACCAAGAGGGCACTTGCAGCAACAAGAAGCGCCGCAGAACCTGCAAGAGTGCCTGTCATGGCATTCAGACCGATTGCAAGAATGGCCATTGCACCGCCCAGAGTGATAAGACCCTTGGCGATTTCCTCCCAAGACATTGAACCCATCTGGTTAAGAGCATTGGCAAGTATAAGCAAAGCCGCAGAGACAGCAATAAGACCAGTGCCGATGCCGATCATGTTTTTTGGCATGAAGTTGACAGCAATTGTAACCGCCGCCAAAGCCCCGGCCATAGCAATAAGACCTCTTGCAATTTCGTCCCACTGCATTCCAGAGAAGTCTTTTACAGCCGATGCAAATATCTTCATAGCTGCTCCGATAGCAATGAGCGCTACGCCTGTAGAGATTACATGTTTAGCGTTACCAGTAAGCTTGGTGAAAGCGGTAACCTCAGCAAGAAGCACTGCAATAGATGCAAGCCCCTTACCGATGTCTTCCCATTTCATTTCGCCGAAATCTTTGCAGGCAGAGGCCAACACCTTGATTGCTGCCGAAAGAATCACGATGCCTGTAGCCGTAGTAATGGATTTACCACTGAATTTTGCGGTTCTCAGGAACAGAGAAACCTCGGCAAGCAATACACCAACGCCGACAAGACCTTTCGCAAGCTGGTTCCAGTCCAATTTAGCAAGTTGCTCGCAAACAGAAGCAAGAATCTTGATTGCGGCTGCAAAGATCACCATTTGAGTAGCACCCTTGATGATGGTTTTACTGTTGGAACTCATAGCTTTGGCTGCGGCAACCATCATAGCCGTCAAACCTGCAACGCCAATCAGACCAGTAGTAAGCTGCTTTGCATCCAGATCAGCAATCTTTTTAAGTGCGCTCGCTAAAATCAGCACTGCCGTAGCAATTCCGAGCATAGCAGTTACACTCTTCATCACACCAGTTGCCTGACCGCTGATTTTGTTGAATACAGCCATCGAAGCAAGAAGTTCAGCGAATAGCACAGTGATTGCTCCAAGGGCTACATTCAGCTTTTCGCTGTCCACAAGACTAAGCGCAATCAAAGATGCAGTAAGAATAGCAATAGCAGACGCGATCTTCAGCAATGTACCAGCCTGTAACTGAGTCTGGTAAGCTTCAAAGCATCCTCGAACACTGTCAAGAATTCCGATAAAAGATTCCTTGAAACTGCCGATATCTTCAATAGCTTTTCGGAAGGTGCCGACAAACTTTGTGATACCGACAGCAATAGCACCGAACGAGATACCATTCAGCAGATCAATAATTCCGCTGAAATTAGCTTCACCGAGATTCTTTGCTAAAGAACTGCCGAGTTCGCCAAGGATTTTAACGATGCCACTTCCGATTGTCTTAACGGCGTTCCACACAGCAGAGAGAAGCTGAACAAATTGGCAATTAGCAAGAGCTTCACCAATGACCTCAAAGGCGACGATAACCCCAGATTTCATCTCACCGGCTGCTTCTCCGACTTGAGTCATCCTCTCATGAATTCGCTCAAGCAGAGAATGAAACAATTCGAAATTGGCGGATTCAAATTTTTCTTTGATCTTGTTCTTCAGTGTGGATAAAGCTGTCATAATTGTCTGTATGACCGTAGCGATACCCTCACCAACTTTCTGGAATGCTCCGCTGGTTTTGATAAACTCATCAAACGCAACAATAGCATCGCCAATCCCGCCAGTGAAACCAAGAATTCCATCTCCGAGTGTTCCAAACCCGCCAAACAACGGTTTAATTGCCGTAAATATAGCAGAAAAGGCTTGTTTAACGATGTCCAAGATCGCAAACAAGCCTTTGAAAGTGGATTTTAGATTAGCTGAAGCTGTATCACTGAGCTTCAAATTTGCTGTGAATTTTCGCAAATTCTCAGTAATATCATAAAGCTGCTGGGCTGTGGTGGGAGGAAATATCTCACGGAATGCCTCATAGATCGGTTTGATGACACTCTGAACGCCTTCAAAAGCATTTTTAAGTGCCTCAATCAGTTTGGTTCTTCCGCCAAGATCCTTCCACCCTTGCAACATCTCATTGCGAGCATCTGCTTGGGCACTAATAAAGCCGCCAATGACATTACCCAATTCAGTCCAAAGTTCTTTAGCTTCGTCTAAATCACCAAATAGGATTTGCCATGTATCCTTCCAGCCAGTTCCTGCCGTAGCTTTAAGAGAGTCCATCATCATGCTGAAGGTTCTAAGATCCTGTGCAGCAGAATAAGCTTTTGCGCCAATTTCTGTTGTTTCGTCACCATAATCCTGAAATACCTTCATCATAACATCGGTGGTTGCCCATTGCTCTTGAAGACCGTCAATAAACAATTGTTGCAATGTAAAGGTTTTATTTCCAGCTTTATAAAGACCATCACCAGCTTCAGTTAATGTGCCAGCTGCGAGGGCGGCTTCAACCATTTGGTTTTTCCACTCCATTGTCGCTATGCCAGCATTATTGATGGAGTTATAGTCCATTCGGCTAAGATAGCCTGTGCCTATTGCCTGACCAAGGTTGTAAAATGCTATAGACGCCTGTCGGGCATCTCCTCCAGCAAGTGCAGTTGCATTGGCAATTCCGACCATAGCTGTAGTAGCTTGCTCAATTTCTACACCGGCGTTGGTGAATTTGGGAAGATTGTTGAACATATCAGCAGACGAGTACACTGTCTTATCCGCATATTCATCCAATTTCTTTAATTGAGTCTCGACCTCTTTAGCAGTTTTACCTGTCCCTGCCATGGTGGTTTGAATAGCATTAAGTGTCAATTCATACTCGTTAAATCCATCAGCAATAGGTTCGATTGTCAAGGAACGGAGCATCTGTTTACCAGTGTTTACAACTGAGTTGGTGATGTTTGCAAGGGCGGTTACGGCCATGATTTCCAATGCCGAGAATCGAGTCTTCACTGTTTCAACCGCAGAGCCAAGCCCCGACATATTGACTTTCTTAGCAGTGCTGTCAATGCTCTCAAGACCTTTTGTAGCTCCATCCATATCCAAACTTTTCTTTAATTTTTCAATGGTGGACAAACTGGTTTGAACATTGCTCTCAAACTGCTTATTGTCAAACCGCATTTCTACGACTCTTTCGTCGATAGTTTTACTCATAGCTTCGTAACCTCCTTCCATGCTTCATTTGCAATTTTATCGAAAATAGGCTGGATAGCAGGATTGATGTAGTCTCGACCCTGTACCCAGCCTCCGTTACGAGTTCCGTGGCCATATTGCAGGATGATCGCTATCGGAACCCCATTTTGAATATTTGAGTTGTAAAAGGTGATCTTTGCAGATCCATTTCGGTTTACGATTTCGTAATACCATGAACTGGCGGTCAAACCGGAATCGACAGGTGTTGCAGACGCAAGAGCAGCGACCCCTTCTCGGCCATACTTGTCGAGGTCTCCGAGATGGACCACTTCCTTTGCCCTCTCCAAAAAGCGTGTAACTTTAGAGAAGTCTCCCTTGTGACTGAACCTTATCATTCACGGACCTCCTTATTTAAAAAGCTGATTAACCCGATTCTGTATTACGGAAGGATCGTAACCAGCCGCCTTCAGACGATTAGTCCTGTCCACGCCGTTACCCCACAGACCCTGAATTACTTCACGGGCGATCTGGTCAGTGCTTTTCTTTGCAGAAGATGCAGAGACTGCCGTCCCGCTTTTGGTTGTTATATAGGTGTCAAAACCAGCAGCTTTCAGCTTTGCAGCCATAGCGTCAGCATTTGCTTTCTTACTGAATGCGCCGACCTGAATCTTGTAAAGATTATCGACCTTAACCATGTAAGTATCAAAACCGGCAGCTTTCACCTTCTGAAGCATTGCATCTGCATTCGCCTTATTGCTGAAGGCTCCTGTCTGCACCCGATAAAGCACCTGATTATTGGCAGGCTTCTCAGTTGTGCCAGCAGAACCCCCAAGCTTAGCCGTAACTTTGGACGCAAGATCTCCCATTCGAGCATACATCCAATCACCAGGGCAACTCTTGTTGGCAAACCAACGATGTACGGTAAGAACCATTTCATTGGAAGCCGGCTCGTAGTTCAGAGTCTTAGTCTTATCGCCGAACCAGAGCAGCTTGGTTTTTCCGTAACGCTTGCAAATGTCTGTGCAAAGCTCGATCAGTTTTGCATATACAGTATCGTTGAATGCATAAGGATGTGTGGCATCGCTGGCACACTCGATTGTGATTGCACGCTGGTCATTTGCATTAGAGGAAGAACACCAGGAACGGTTCTTTTCTTCCACATACATACCCACTCGACCATCCACGCCGATACCATACTGACAAGAAGCCTGTCGGGAAGTCGGAGCAAAAATATTACCCAGAGTCTCTACAGAGCACTGACCGACCACACAATGAGGCGTGATACGGTCGACGACATGGGTTCTCTGCCCGGAATGATTAGGACTTAACTTGGTATAGGATACCAAAGGGCTGTTACTCATTTTTCGTTTCCTCCTTCACGCTCTGAATCTGTTTCAGCATCTGAATAACCTTGTCATAACCGACCGTAGAGATCAGGAAGCCCAGATACATCAGAACGACGATCTCAACCCCAATCTTCATAGTAAAGACCGTGTCGGTCATGATAAGGTAAATCACGCTAACAGCACAGGCGATCAGGACGGACAGAACTGCCGCAAGAACATTAGAAGAATACTTGACCTTCGTTCCGTCAAGCAGCTTCTTAATGCCCTCCACTGTCAGATTCGTGATAACGGATACGATTAACAGTGCTGTAGTCAAAAAACCGATAGGCATAATTAAACCTCCTCATAATTCGTATTTTCTTCTGGTTCGCTTTCCTGCTTGAGTCGTTCTTCACGCCTTTCGAAGAATGTTTCGAAAAGGGCTTTGAAGAAGTAGCCAAGCATAACCCCGACAACGGTCGACGCTATTGTGCCGGAAAGCGATTCCGCAATTTGTACTTGCCCCATAAACGCAAGCACATAAGACAGTTGCAAATCAACCAGCGAAACCGCCAGAATGATTGCTACTGCTTTTTTGGTAAAAGTTTTAAGCCAGTTATTGTAAGGCTGCTTTTTATGGCAAACTCGCCCTAACATGCATTTTCGGCATCGTCTGTTCATTCAATCACCCCTTAGAGCCAAAGCGTTTTCGATTGGCAGCGTTAATAGCTGCATTCCGATTCCACATTTCACGCTTACTTCTTCGCTTAGGTGGAGAGTTCTTGACATTACATACCCGTATGAGGGTCAGCAGTCTGTTCAAATGCCATTTTTGAAACTCCACAGGGATGTTATAAGAAATCATCCAGTAGTAAATAAGCTCCGATGTAACCGTTTCTTTATTGCCTCTGGTCTGCTTCTCCTCGATAAGGCAAGTTGCGGTCATAGGTGCTTCGATGTACGCATTGATGGCGGCGTAGTTTTCAGCAGACAGCCGAGTATATACTTCGGGATCGACATTCTGGGTTAAGGTCATACATCGTACATAATCAAGAATTTCCTCGTCGGTTTTTTCTTGTTTTCCGAGAAATGCCTTGTTCCATTTGCTTTCCCATTTTGAAAGAGAGACTAAGGAATGCTCCAACTGCAAAGTCTGCTCTTTCTTGTAGACAAATTCCTCATGAATTTCATCCCAAAACTCGGCAG